GGCCATCCCTGGATGGGTGGATGAGGACGGGGAACCGGTAACTAGCGCGGTAATTACCGCTGTTACCGCCCCTGTTACCGCCCCCAGCAAGGCCGGTAACAAGCTCGACCAGCACCGCAGGATGTTTGAGCGGGCCTGGTGGGATAGTGGCGCGGAACTGCGCGACGGCGCCCCCTACGTCAGTCGCTCGGCCATGCTGGACTACTTGACTACTAAAGGGGGTTTGGGAGAGGCTAGCGCAAAGCTCTATGTGAAGCCTGCCGCCACTGGCAAGCTCATTTCAAGCCTTCTGGATGCCAGAACTATCGAGGCCACAGAGCACGGGTGGAGAGTCATTGACCCTGCTCACGCCGCCTCAATGCTCATGCAGAAGGCTTCCGATGGGGCAGGGTAACAGGGTAACGTAACGTAACTTTGGGTAACTGTTACGGGGGGCAAGGCAGGGTAACAGGGTAACTGGTAACTACCCCCTTTCTATAGCAGGGGGAGTTACCTAGTTACCGTTACGCTGCGGACGACGTTTTTACGGGGGATGAAGGAATGAAGAGTTACCGGGGTAACCCGCCAGATACCAGCGAGGGATGGCGAAGGGTGCGATCGTGCTTCGATGCGGAAAAGATCGAATGGCGCGTGTTCGCCAAGCCTCAGCCGCACACAAACGATTGGCTGACGTTTAAGATCGTCGCCAACGGCCATGCACCCAGGAAGGCTAACTACTGGGTCGTCCTGAACACCATGACCGGACAGATCGGGTACACCCGAGACTTCGCAACTATGCGCGAGCATCGGCCCGAACTGCACGCAAAGATTGAGGAGTTATTTGATGAGTTCTGATAGCGCACAAGCGAGCACGATCGATGATTTTGATAGCGCGATGATGAAACACGGCGGCGCACGTCCTGGTGCGGGTAGGCCACCGAGTATCGTGCCGGATGAAACGAACAGGGCACGCGTGGAACGGATGGCGGGTCTGGGCATGACGCTGGAGATGATCGGGGCTGCGATATCGGAGCCCGGTGGCCCGCTGATTAGCAAGGATGCCGTCCTGCGGCTGTTCCCGAAAGAAGTCGCCTTGGGCCGCGCCAAAGCCGGCGAAAAGATCAGCGCCACGCTGTTCGAACGCGCCATGGCCGGCGATACCGCCTGCCTGATCTGGTGGTCGAAGACGCAGTTACGCTGGAGCCCAGCCCCGCAGGAAATCCGCATCCAGAACGACACTCGCGTGAGCATCGTCGGGGCGCTGGAAGCCGCGCAGGCCCGCGTGATCGAGGGGGAAGCCGTGGAGCGCGTTCAGGGGGCTCTAGAAGCGCCGGATGGGGGCGAGTACCAGCCGGACGATGGCGACGCGCTGTAGGGGCGTTAAAAAGCCCGCACGGGGCGGGCTGGGGTTACAGGTCGGCCATCCAGATGATGGCCGCGACGATGAGGGCGCCTAGCAGGTAGATCAGAATGGGGCCTCCTCTTGCGTGTGAGGGGGCTTAGGGGGGCGCCTGCCCATTGCCCCCTTTGCCCCCTTTTGCCCCTCAGGGGGCTTAGGGGCAGGGGAGGGGGCTCGGGGGAATGGGGGGAATGGCCAGAGGGGGCTAATCATGCGCACCAGCCCGCACGGCGGCCATTTGTCGTTGCGCCCCGGAATCGGTTCGTCGCATACCGCCTGCCGGCAGGACGTCGGGCGCGTCTAGCGGCCCGCCAAGCATTGCAAAGCAAAGTAAAGGCTCATTTGGGCCAAGGGCGCCTCGCCAAATGTCTTCCTCGCGGAATCCTTTGCAAACCTGGATGCCGGATCGAAGGGAAAAGTTTTGCATGATTGGTTCCTTAAAGGGGCCGCCAAACGAACAAGTCAAGGTAGGCCACGATCACGCCGATGGCCACGACGATGGGCAGGAGAACGCGCTCGGCGAGGGTGGAATCATTACGCTTCATGATGGTTAGGCTCCATAGCCGCCCCGGAGGGCGGGGGGTGGTTAGGCGGTTTGGAAATGCTTGGCCATGCGTCCGTGGACGACGATGGCCACGCTGGCCTTACCTGCGCGATCGGCGCCGTCACAGGCTTTACAGTCAATGCACTGGCGACGATTGCCGCCTTCAGGCGATGCTGGGCAGGCAATCTCGCGATCGCCCAGGCTCTCGGCGGCTGTCCGTACGCGAAACGTGCGCCAACCCATGGCCCGCGCCGTGTCGCGTTCCTGGACACTGTCGGCGGATGCCATAACAAGCCCGCGCAGACCCTGCGCGAACCTTTGGCGCCACTGATGAGTGTATCCAGTGTGACCAGCCGCGAACCGCACTAGAGCCCGCCAATGCATGGCGGGTATGGCCGCAGGGTCTCCATACGATCCGATGCGCACGATGCGGCCGGCCAGGAACGATGCACTGGCGCGAGCCGGAGCGATTACAGGGTATGCGCCGCGACACCATGCACCGAACACTGCTTGCACCGATTTGCTAACGTCAACATAGCAGGTTCGCGTTCCGCCATCGGCGCCGCGATGCACGCAGTCTCCGCAAATCGACGCGTCTTCTTTGGTGCGGATGGCGTCGAGAGGGCTCATATCCGCCCTCAGAATGTAGGTCTGAACCATATCGCCTGTCTTAACATTCTCGGAATGCAGCACCGCGATGCCGACAATCGGCTCCCCGTCAATCAATGACGGACCATCATAGAAAACAAAACCGCGCATCATCATCTCCAGGTTCGCCCGGTCGGCCAATCCGTCTGGGCATGGACACATGTTAGCACACTCGCTCACCGTGTCAATAGGTAGCACGCCATCCTGCACGCGCTGCCCAGGCGCAGCCGACGCGCAGCCCAGCCGCTCGACGCCGACGCCCCCCGGAGAGGGCCGAGCGATCCGGTGTGCTTGAACGGTGGACCCGCCCGAAATTTTTTTATTTCCCGCGCCCTCCATTACAATGTGACACAGGAGGTGACAAATGCAACAGATGAAGTACACGCCTGCGGAAGAGCAGGAATTGATGGCCAGGCTTTGGGCGCCGTTGTTGAGGGATGACCCGGAGGCGTTTGTGATGTTTGCGTTTCCGTGGGGTGAGGAGGGCAAGCCTTTGGCGCGTCACAAGGGGCCGAGGGTGTGGCAGAGGAAGGTGTTGAGGCAGATGGCTGAGCACATCAAGGCGAACCGGACGCGGGAGGCTTTTGAGGTGTTTCGGATGGCTGTGGCGTCTGGGAGGGGGATTGGCAAGTCGGCGTTGGTGAGTTGGTTGGTGTTGTGGATGTTGAGTACGAGGATTGGCGCGAGTGTGATTGTGAGTGCCAACTCGGAGGCGCAGTTGCGGTCGATAACGTGGTCGGAGATCACGAAGTGGCTGGCGATGTTGATCAACAGCCATTGGTTTGAGGTGAGTGCGACGAGGGTGATGCCTGCGAAGTGGCTGACGGATCTGGTGGAGGAGGATTTGAAGAAGGGGACGCGGTATTGGGGTGCGGAGGGGAGGTTGTGGTCAGAGGAGAACCCGGATGCGTATGCGGGTTTGCACAATGATGATGGTGTGATGTTGGTGTTTGATGAGGCGTCGGGGATTCCGGATGCGATTTGGGATGTGGCGCAGGGGTTCTTTACGGAGAACACGCCGCACAGGTTCTGGTGTGCGTTCAGCAACCCGAGGAGGAATTCGGGGTATTTCTTTGAGTGCTTTCATGGGAAGCGGGATTTCTGGCGCACGTTCAACATAGATGCGCGGCAGGTAGAGGGGACGGACAAGGCGGTGTATGAGCAGATCATTGCCGAGTATGGGGAGGACAGCTTCCAGGCGCGGGTGGAGGTGTATGGGGAGTTTCCGAGTGCTGGGGATGATCAGTTCATCGCGCCGAGTCTGGTGGATGCGGCGATGGCCAGGGTGCAGTACAAGGATGAGGAGGCTGGGGTGGTGTTGGGGGTGGACCCGGCGCGGGGGGGGATGGACAGTACGGTGATTGTGGTGAGGAAGGGCCGGGATCTGGTGGAGGTGAGGCGGTTCAGGGGGGATGACACGATGACCACGGTGGGTCATGTGATTGATGCGATTGAGGAGTTCCGGCCGGCGTTGACGGTGATTGATGAGGGTGGGTTGGGCTATGGGGTGCTGGACAGATTGGTGGAGCAGCGGTATAAGGTGCGAGGGGTGAACTTTGGCTGGAAGTCGCGCTCTCCTGCGATGTGGGGCAACAAGCGAGCGGAGATGTGGGGGGCGATGCGGGAGTGGTTAAGGTCGGCCAGTGTTCCGAAGGATCGGCAGTTGAAAGTGGATCTGACGGGGCCGAGGGTGAAGCCGGATTCGAGTGGGACGATCTTTCTTGAGAGCAAGAAGGACATGAAGGCGCGAGGGTTGGCCAGTCCGGATGCGGCCGATGCGTTGGCTGTGACGTTTGCGTACCCGGTGGCCACGAGGCAGGCGCGTGACCCTGTCCGTCGCCTGACCATGCCGCAACGGGGTGGTGTCTCAACGTCCTGGATGGGGTCGTGATGGCCACAAAACCCGGCCTGTACGCTGCAATCCACGCCAAGCGCGAGCGCATCAAGGCTGGAAGTGGTGAGAAAATGCGAAAGCCTGGTGCTGCGGGTGCGCCGACGGCCAAGGACTTCAAAGAGTCTGCCAAGACGGCCAAAAAGGGGAAATGACCATGCCTTTGGTGAAATCGGCCTCTCCTGCGGCCTTTCGGAAGAACGTCAAGGCTGAAATGGCGGCTGGGAAGCCTCAGAAGCAGGCGGTAGCCGTCGCCTACTCGGTCAAGCGCGAGGCTCAGAAGTCGCCTTCCAAGGGCAAAAAATGAGCAAAAAGGACGTTCTGGAGACGATGCGCCATCGGATGCAGATGGCGTTGAGTGCTTACAGCGACAGCCGGGAAGATGAGTTGGATGACCTGCGTTTCATGGCAGGAAGCCCGGACAATCAGTACCAGTGGCCGGCTGATGTGCTGGCTACGAGGGGCTCGATCCAAGGTCAGACCATCAATGCGCGGCCGTGCCTGACGATCAACAAGCTGCCGCAGCACGTTCGTCAGGTTACGAACGATCAACGCCAAAATCGGCCTGCCGGGAAGGTCATTCCGGTCGATTCGCAGGCCGATCCCGAGATGGCCGAGATTTTCGAGGGGATGGTCCGGCATATCGAGTACATCAGCGATGCTGATGTGGCGTATGACACGGCCTGCGACAACCAGGTCACGTTTGGCGAGGGCTACATCCGCATTCTGACCGAGTATTGCGACGAGAACACGTTCGATCAGGACATCAAGATTGGGCGGGTGCGCAATTCGTTCAGCGTGTACATGGACCCGACGATTCAAGACCCGTGTGGGGCGGATGCCAAGTGGTGTTTCATCACCGAGGACATCTCCAGGGATGAGTACGGGCGGCTTTTTCCGGATGCTGCGCCGATCACGACGATTCAGGCGCAGGGGGTTGGCGATCAGTCGTTGGCCATGTGGTTCAACGAAACGCTGATCCGGATTGCCGAGTATTTCTACATCGAGGAATCGCTTCAGACGCTGAATATGTACCCTGGTGGGGTGACAGCGTTTCAGGGTTCGCCCGAGGCCAAGCAGCTGGAGATGATGGGCTTGCAGCCGGTGCGGACCCGCAGGGCCAACCGCAAGCAGGTCAAGTGGATCAAGACCAATGGGTACGAGATCCTTGAGGAAAGCGACTGGGCGGGCAAGCATATCCCGGTCGTGAGGGTGATTGGCAACGAGTTTGAGATTGACGGGCGGGTGTACGTCTCGGGCCTTGTGCGCAATGCCAAGGATGCGCAGCGGATGTACAACTACTGGGTGAGCCAAGAGGCCGAGATGCTGGCTCTTGCGCCCAAAGCGCCGTTTATCGGGTATGGCGGGCAGTTTGAGGGCTATGAGCATCAGTGGAAGACCGCCAACACGACCAACTGGCCGTATCTGGAGGTCAACCCGGATGTGACGGATGGGAACGGATCGACGTTGCCGTTACCGCAGCGGGCGATGCCCCCGATGGCCCAGCAGGGTCTGATTGCGGCCAAGATGGGTGCGGCCGACGACATCAAGGCCACGACGGGTCAGTATGACTCCAGCATTGGCGCGACCAGCAACGAGCGGTCGGGCAAGGCGATTCTGGCGAGGGAGCGTCAGGGTGATACGGGGACGTATCACTTCGTGGACAACCTGGCGCGGGCGGTGCGGTATGTGACGCGACAGATTGTGGACCTGATCCCCAAGATCTATGACACGCAGCGGGTGGCGCGGATCATTGGTCTGGACGGGGAGACCAAGATGGTCCAGATTGACCCGAACCAGCCGATGCCGGTGCGCAAGATCCAGGATCAGAGCGGGGTGGTGGTTCAGAAGATCTACAACCCGAGCGTTGGCAAGTATGACGTACGGGTCACGACGGGTCCGAACTACATGACCAAGCGCCAGGAGTCGATGGAAGCGATGGCGCAGATTCTTCAGGGCAATCCGAACCTGTGGGCGGTGGCGGGCGATCTGTTCGTCAAGAACATGGATTGGCCTGGTGCGCAGGAGATGGCTGCGCGACTGGCGCGGACCATTGATCCCAAGCTGCTGGAGGATGAGGACGACTCGCCGGCCTTGCAGGCTGCGAACCAGCAGATTCAGGCGATGGGCCAGGAGATGAACCAGTTGCATCAGATGCTGATGCAGGTCAATCAGTCGATGGAAGCCCAAGAGTTGCGCATCAAGGAGTATGATGCGGAAACCAAGCGCATCGCTACGGTTCAGAAGGCCATGCAGCCTGAGCAGGTGCAGGAAATTGTGATTCAGACGCTGCGCGATGTGATGAGTGTTGGCGACATGGCAATTGGAGCGCAACGCAATGTCGTGTGAGAACTTTGTCGGGATGTTGTTTTTGGCGAGGGATGTGACGCACAGCGTCCACCTGAACACCCGGTCCTTTGCCAAGCACAAGGCGCTCAATGAGTTCTACGACGCGATTGTGGATCTGGCCGACTCGTTTGCCGAGGCGTATCAGGGCCGGCACGGGCTGATTGGTCCGATCACGCTGATGAGCGCCAAGAAGACGGGCAACGTCATCGAGTTCCTTGAGGATCAACTCAAGGACATCGAGGGGATGCGCTACGAGTGCTGTGACAAGTCGGACACGCCGCTCCAGAACATCATCGATGAGATCGTGGCGCTGTATCTGAGCACGCTGTACAAGCTCAAGTTTCTGGCTTAGGAGGCGTCATGAGGGTCAGCGGGGCGGTACCGGAAAGTGTTGTTGTTGCGTATGAGGACGGGCAGAACAAGCCTGTCGATGTCAACGAAACGAACGGACTGCCCGTCTCTGACAGCGATGTGCAGTTTTTGCTGCTGCGCCTGCTGAACTACCTCAATGCCCCGTATGGCTATGACAAGTCGCTGGGCCGGTATCGCAACACGGTGGTGCTTGAGAGCGGAACCGTCACCACCGTGACGACTGTCACCACAGTCACGACTTGCGCGACTGTCACCAACCTGAGCACCATCGACACGCTGCAAGGGCGTTTGCTGGTTCTGGGTCAAAACGCTGCGGCGTGGCAGTCGTCGGTCCGCTCGCGCATCACTTGAGGCCAGGGTATGCCGAACACCTTCAAAAAGGTCATTGACCGGTTGATGTGGGCGCAGGTTGCGCCTGCACCCAACGCGCACGCGGCGGCGGCTTGCCTTGCGTCGGATCTGCGCTCTGACCTGTCTCGCAACCCGTTTGTGTACCAGTTGGCCAGCAACACGGTGCTGAACCGCTACAACATCGTCACGAAAGCGTGGAACTTCGTGCAGTCGCCCGCGCTGGCCGGTACGTTTGCTGCTGGGGCGGCGATGGCGTTTGCCCCGAGTCTCGGCCTGACGGGCACTATCGCGGCGGGCGCTACGACGACTAGCGTCACGCTGACCACGGCGCTGCCTACTGCTGTCGGCCTCAACATGCTCGCCAACCGGGGCGGATCGGGCGAGTACGGGTTCAAGCTGCGGATTATCGACACGGTGGCCGGCAGGACGGCCGAGCGGTACATTGTCGGCAACACGGCCGGTACGACGCCGACGATCAATGTGCTGTCGTCCTTTGGCTTTACGCCGAGCACGGGCGCCCGCTACGAGATCATTGCCGGCCGGGTGTTCATGCTGGGCGCTGGAGTCTTGGCCGCAAACATCTGGCGCTCGCTTGAGGTGGCGAGCAACACGCTTTCCACCGGGCTTTCGACGACCAACCTGCCGGCAACCATCGCCACCGATTCGTCGATTCTGGTGCTGGATGAGCAGTTCACGCCTTACGACTGCTCTCCCGGCGACGGGATGATCAAAGGCGCCTACAACTACGACACGGGCGTCGTGTCGCGGTTTGCGCTGTCCGCCACAGCTTCGGGCGCCTCGACCCTGACCGGGCAAGCCACGCTGGGTGATGCGGTGGTGGCCGCGAACGAGTACAGGAACTTCCAGATTCGGATCGTTGAGGACACGACCACGCCCGCGTCGGTGGGGCAGCGCCGCATCATCGCCAGCCACACGGCCGGACCCAGCCCGGTCTACACCTTGGGGACCGCCTGGACGACGCAGCCGTCGGCAACGGCTCGATACGTCATCGAACTGCCTAACCTGATGTTGGTGCGATCAAGCGCCACGACGACGGTCTACACCTACAACTACGGCGATGCCACGATCAACAATGGCACCAACAGCATTGCGTCTGCTGCTTGGAGCACGACGTATTTTGGTGTCGCGCCGGCCGCAAATGCGTTGGGTGGGATGTGGGCTCCGAGTTTCGGCATCGAACCCGACCCGGCCCGCAACGCCCGACACAGCTTCAACTACTTCTTCCGTGGTGGTGCGACGACGCTGGATGTGCTGGACATCGCCGGCTCGATCACCGGCACCTGGACTGGCGCGATCACTTACGACGGCGCGGTCGCGCTGACTACCGGCACCAGTGGATGCTATTCGCCTTTCGAGAACGAGGGGCGGATGTTCTACATGAACATCTATGTTGCTTCGGCGGTGAACCAGATGTATCGGTTTGACGTTGAGAACCGGGTGTTGTCGCCGTTCACGCCGACGGACTGGATTCAGGCGGGCGTTGCTGCGAGTGGCAACCGAATGGCGGCGTATGCTGCAATAGACGGCAACGACACTTATGATGTGGTGCTGTTGCAGGCTCATCTTTCCACGATTGCCCAAGAAATGGTGGTCTTGGTATGACGCTCATGGATCTGCTTCGGTTGGCCCAGGCCAGGCTTTCGTTCCTGAATGGGCAGCGTTCAGACGCGGTTGCGAAGGGCGATGCTGATGCGATCCAGAGGTTGGACGTAGAGATTGGCGAAACGCAAAGCACAATCGTTGCGCTGCAATCGATAACTTGAAGGGTTGAATCATGTCTTTGTCTCTCAAAGCGATCACCAGTCGTCTGGGCTATCAGCAGATCACCTCGCTGGCGACTGCAACGAGCCTGACGGTTCCGGCCCGCAATCTGGATGGTCTTTCGGGTGCTCCTACCATTGCGCTGATCACGCCTGAGACGCAGGCGGTGCGCTGGCGCGATGATGATGTGGACCCGACTTCCACGGTGGGGATGCCGCTTGCTGCGGGTGTGACGCTGCAATACGACGGCGATTTGACCAAGATCCGATTCATTGAGCAGACGGCTGGTGCCAGGCTCAATGTGACGTACTACGCTTGAGGTAGACCATGAACGTCTCCAACGACCAACCCGGCATGGACTATGTGTCGTACTTCACGACGCAGTTGCCCAAGGATCTTGCGGCAATGGCGGCGCTGAAGGATGAGCTTGCCAAGCGACAAGGGGCGATGAGCGCGGTTGAGAAAATGCTGAGCGACCGCGAGGCAGCGGCGGCTGAGCTTGCAGCGGCCAAGGAAGAGCGTGCCGCTGCGGCGATTGACTCTCAGAAACTGCGAGCCGAGGCCCGGACGGCGGCGCAGGTTGCGAAGTCAAGTGCGGAGGCGGTGAAGGCTTCGCAGGAGCGGTTTGAGGCGGAAGCGGCCAAGCGCGAGGCGGCGATGAATGCGCGTGATGCGGTGCTGAAGTCGCGGGAGGCTGCGATGGTGGACCGCGAGGCGCGGCTTGAGCAAAGCGAGAAGCAAGTGCAGGCCAAGCAGGCCGAGCTTGATGCGCGGGTCAAGGCGTTCCAAGACAAGGTTGCGGCGCTGAAAGCGTAACGGGGACCGGCATGGCCAACGTCAAGATATCCGAACTGAACAATGCAACGCTGCCCCTGACGGGCACGGAGGAGGTTCCTCTTGTTCAGGGGGGGATAACCAAGAAGACGCCGGCTTCGTCGCTTGCGCCTTATCCTGGCGCTGGCATCCCTGTCTCAACGGGTACAGCGTGGGATACGTCCAAGGCTTCGCCTGCGGGTGCGATTGTTGGCACGACGGACACGCAGACGCTGACCAACAAGACGCTGCAAGCGCCAAACATTACCAGTGGCCTGACGCTTTCGGGCGCGGCCGGAACGTCTGGTCAGGTGCTGACCTCGCAGGGTGCTGGTGTTGCGCCTGTGTGGGGAGCGGCTGGTAGTGCCAATCTCCAAGTTTTCACCAGCAGCGGCACATGGAACAAGCCGGCCGGCGCTCAGTTCGTCATGGTGGAGCTTTGGGGCGCGGGCGGCGGCGGGGGGAGTGGGAACAGGTTTGCGAGCGGAGTCAGTAAGTCAGGCGCCGGCGGGGGCGGAGGCGGTGCTCGCGTCGTGCAGATGTTCCGCGCTTCGGATCTTGCTGCGTCCTACACCGTCACTATCGGCGCTGGCGGCACGGGCGGGGCTGCGGTTACGACCAATGACACGAACGGCGCAAGCGGTACGAACGGTGGCAACACGACCTTCGGCAGCGTGATGACCGCATATGGTGGTGGTGGAGGCCGAGGAGGCCT